TGGGAGCGGCACGCGAATTGCTGGGTCCGAGCGAGGTTGGTGAGATCTTTCCGTCTGAATTTCCTGAGGCATCTAGATTGCTTGGGACTGCAGAGCAGCAGGTAGCTGGATTGGATGGCGTTCGGGGCGGCTTCATAGAATTCGCTGGTAAGCAGTACGAAATCGAAGGAAAGCAGTTGACGGCAATCAATGATCTTGTGGCCGCCATCGAAAATGTCAGTGAGCGCCAGGGAGAACTCGAGGTCGAAGTTGGGAGCCTTGTCGTCAATGCTGAGACGCTGAGAGAGACCTCGAAGCGAAGGCGCAACGTGCCGGCCCCGGCATAGAAGGGTTGCCGCGATGTTGGGAACTCTGTTGCTGAATACGACCGAAATAACGGCGCTGTGGTATACGGCAGACAAGGTGCCCGCAGTGTCTATTCGTCCCGTAACTGGGATATGGGAACAGTCCGCGGCTTTCGATGACAGGTCACCGAACTTTTACTACCATGTGATCTTCACGTGCTTCTATCAGGGCGACACGCCGTGGGACACAAAGCACTTCCTGTCGCAGTTCAGGGACAACATTGGAGAGGGGCCCATTGACGCGAACTTCGAGCGGGGGTCGGTCAATGTCGACTTCGAGAACTTGAGATGGGTCGCGAATCCGGCGCCATCGAATCCAGATGACAGGGCTACGATCTTCACGATTGAGTTCTACACGGAGACGCCGCCAGAAGAGGGGGCATGAGACGTGTCGCTGAGTGGTTGGGAGATCCAAGTAGACGGCACGTGGTATGACATCCCGACAGATGAGCAGGAGGCGCCTGGGACCGATCCGAGGTTGCAGCTTATCGAAGTGTCAGGTGGGGTAACGTCGGCTCGCCGCCTTGTCTTTGACCACAGTCCGCAACGTCACGACACGTTGATCTTTTCCAGGAACGACGAGGTCGCTCTCAGGCGAGGTGGCAGCACGTACATGTTCACGGGGTGGATAGAAACGCCAACGTCGCTGGGGTCGCCTGGAGACGAGAAGGTCAGGTACGAATGCCTCGGGCCGAAGTCGAAACTAAACAAAGTGTTCTGGATCCACGACGGGCTCGGGAGGGTTTGCTGGAATCTCACCGACGCAGATGATGAAGACTACGACGCGGATCATCAAGACAAGACGTTGTATCAGATCTTGTACCAGATGTTCACTGATGTTGAGGACGATTTGGACGACGTGTGTGGTATTGATTCGTGGGTTCTTGACTCGAACATGTCAACGGACGCTCCAACGCCCGAAAACCTCTGCTATAACTGTCCGACAGGAGTGCTCGACATCATAGATCAGGCGATTAGGTGGTTGCCAGGATACCTGTGCCATATAGTGCCGACGCCGACTGGGGCCCAGCTCAGGATTGACAAGACGTCGAGTCTTACGACTCGCACCTTGACAATGGGAGCGAAGACGTGGGTTCCGAAGAATACGGTGAGTCCGACATCGAGTGGATCCTATGGTGCTCTTGAGATGTACGGGAAACGGCAGCAGGTCGATACCGCGTGGTTCTGGGTTCCAAGCAATCCGTCTGGAAGCACGCTGGAGCCATTGTGGAGCCCGTCTCTTGAGGGAAGTTGGACTCCGGAGAATGCGAATTCAAGCGAGGAGTACCGCAAAGTCTACAGGGCGTTCAAGGCGAAGTCTACTGCCACTGGAAGGTGGGCTAACGCCAACGTCCGCGTAACTCCGTCAACATCTGCGAAGGCCTGGGCTCGCAAGCAGATCTTTGCGGGAGACCCGGAGAATCCATCGCTCGTGTGGTACCTGTTCGCGTTCAACTCCTACAATGCGAAGGACAGAACGTTCCAGCTTGGGGCACCTGCGTACGTGCTTAATTTGTCCGAGGGCGGGTACGAGTCGGCATTCGTTGTGATGAGGAATGTTGTTTTGGGAGATGCGGTAACGGTCCGTGAGCCATCAAGTGGGTTCGCTGGGGATGCGTATACCATAGACGGGATCGAGACCGTGTGGAAGAAGTACTCTGAGAAACTCCGTAAGGTGTACATGCAGGGGATCACTACCAATGCGAGCACGGTGAACGGCCGCTTCATTGACATCCATGCTGGCGTGCGTCTCGGAAACCTCGTCGGGGCATCCCTGACATTTTCGGGTGGGACCTATGCAGTAACAGCGAACGGTTCAGACTATTTCGATACTGGGTATGGGTCAACGGTTGGGGCAGGTACAGGTTACACGATTACTGCGATTGACACGACGGGTGCGTTTGGAGAGATTTTGGATGGCATCTTCCCGTCCCTAACTGCCATTAGCTACCCGGTCAAGCAGACCAGGGAGCGGGCGAGATATCAGATCACCGACTTCAACGCGCCGTTCAAAATGCGGATCTATGCTGATGACGGTCACACGACGGGCTGGGAGAGCCTGGATGTTGTCGTCACGGACTGGACCTATGATGCATCGAGCGACACCGTTGAGCTTGGAGCTGACAGCGAGGGGTCCTTTGCTATTCGGGAATATGAGGACCTCGTGTCCCAGGTGGACATTGAAAATCGTCTCGAGGAAGTGGAGATCTGGATCCAGCGCAACAATAAGGGTGAGGACTCTGACAGCACGGGAACGCAGGATGACCCCATTACGGTGAATGCTGGGGCGCACGATCACGACACGAATAATCCTGTCGAGTTGCACGAAGAGAACACGAAGATGACGGATGGGACGCACGTCGGGACGATCGCTGTCACCTACGATTCGGAGACCGAAGAGTTTCAGGCGCAGTGGAAAACTGGGCCGTTTGCGAGTCCATGACAATGAGCGGGATCAGGTATCTGAATTTCATCCAGGGAGCGCAGCATTGGAGTCGCATATTACAGGATCGCCAATCATGGGATCCGTCGTTCTATGCTGTCCCACGTCCAGACAACTCGGGTAGGATCATTCCGACGGGATCGCAGGTTGGCCTAGGGTCGTATCCGTTCTGGTATAACTCGTGGATCACGTCTGGCGCCAACCCTGGGTATCAGCATTCGAGGCTGCATTCGAGGGTTCGAGAGTGCGGGCTATCCGAACAGTCTATTCTGCAGGCGGCATGGGATGAGTGGCCAGACGAGCGACAGAAACCGATATCGCGTGAAGCGTTTGCCCACATGAAAGACCTCATTGATGACATCCGTGAGGCCGAGGGTGTCAGTGAGTTCGGATGGCTCATAGATGACCAGCTCAACACGAGTTACATTGGGCCATTGTCCTATCGGAACCAGATTGCAGCAGCGTTGGAACGGTGGAGCTGCTATACGATTGGGCAGGCAGGCGGGCAGCAGTACACTGTGAGAACTGGGAGGGGATCCAGCATTGCAGCCGCTAGGACCGACCTTGTTGATAGTCCAACGTACGCGCTTACTGCGACAAATTTCGTGGCGTACTATATCAACCACAATCCTGGGGACCCGCAGCCGTACACGATTAACGTGTACCGTCATGCCATGTGTCCGATCGGACGGGAGAAGGACCATTTCGCATATGGCCAGTACCCGATCAGGGATGGGTATGACGAGTACCCAGACAACCCATGCGACATCGTGCTGGCAATACACTGCACTAGTGTTTTCGATGGGTTCACTCCGTCGTACGTCCCTGGGCTGAAACTCTACAAGTTGGAGGGCACGAATTACAAGGATGCCTGGCAGGCAGGAACTCAGACGTTGCTCCAAAGCTGGACCTCATCGGACATGATTGCTCGTTTTGATGACTGGAATTTGTCGTCAACCATAGGGTTCACGTGGCAGCCGACGCTGTTTCACAATGTCACTGATTGGTGGGACTGGGACGAGGTGTGGGGAGATGGGTCGTGGCCAGACCCGAATTTCAGGTTCGGGTTGCGGACATATGATGATAACTTGACCTATTCAACAGGAGGGTCGTACACGCACCCAAGCGGAGTGCCGGCGAGTGACGCGTGGCTTGCAGGCATTCAGTACTATTTCAACATCTACGTGTACGTCGATAAGGTCGACGACATTGGATCCACAGCATAGAAATACCGCATGCCGCGCACCGGGTTGGCGCCCGGTGGGGAGGTCGTTGGGCTTGGGCTTCTTTCACCCCAGCGGCCTCCCGTCTTTTTCCAAGAAGCCCACGTGAAAGGAGCATGTGACGATATGAGAGCGAAACTGCTGGTTGTTGGAACCATGGCCGTGACATTGAGTGGGTGTGCGGGCACTCCGAACATTCCATGGGACGGAATCGTCGAGTGGACCGCGGGTGAGCTGCAGGAGCTCATCGAGGATCACGAAGACGAACCCGAGCCGCCGTCTCAGCCGTCAATGCCGATCTACTTCATGCCGGAGTGGGCTGCGGATCAGGTCGACCCAGATCTTCCTCCAGGGATTGTGATCTGCACGCCGTGTTACGTGCCAGGGCAGGAGGATTCAGGTGGGTCCATCGCGGTTGGGTGCATCGTGTTCACCAATGTCAAGACTGGCGAAGTGATCCAGAAATGCTGGTCCGAAATGAAACGGGTGTCGCCAGACGGGGCATTCAACTGGAGAGACAGTGACGGGACCTCGAACTGTGTCCACACGTACACGACGGCTCACCGATGGGCTGATGAGGCTCAGACGATCGAGGATTGTCCCAAGGCGGACGGAACGAGGCGTGGGGCTGCCATCTGTCGTTTCAAGCGCAAGGGCGAGTGGAACGTGGACATTCATTGGCGATCGACCACGAACCGAACAACGCATGGGTGGCTGGGTATCACGACGCAGACGGCAAAGGGATCGGACTCGAAGAAAGTGACGGCGTGGTACCGATGGAACCAGCAGGGCAGCGCGGATCAGAACGAGGGGTACGTGAACCTGGTGGTCGCCGAGACCGTCCGCTTCAAGCGTTGACCTCGAGGTGAACTTTTCCACAGGGGTGGTGTGGACTTTTCCACAGGAGTCCACATTTTGCCAACATCTTTTCCACAGGTTTTTCCACAGCCTAACAGCCTTACCTTCACGACTTAGGCCGCTTCAGGCCTGAAATGTGCCTTCCCCTACTACTACTACTCTTTTTAAGAGAATCTTGACTCCTATCCTATGTACAGGTAGATATCAGTGCGGTAAGGCGTAGCGTGTCGGCGGGCCACGGATCCAAGAGGAACGAACATCATGCAGGCGAGAAGTGGCCTATTTCGCAATATCTGTCTCTAGACCTATTCTCATTCCCCGGAAACGAAGTGCAGTCTCAGGCGATCCTGGGGGCCTCTCAGGCAAAATGTCTGATTTGGACTCCGAAAGGGCTTGCATGGGGTGAAAAAAGACAAAGGAAAATGCATGGGGTTTGACTCGGTGTATCAAACAGCCTTGACGAATAGGTGAGAACAGAGGATAATGATGGCATCATGGAAACACGGAACCAGACACAGAAGGGAGTGCAAGTGACCCAGCAAGAGTTGTTCATCGAGGCCGCCAGGGAATTCGCGCAGATCGTCCATGATGATGGACAGATTGAAGGATGGATCCAGAAAATCGGAGACCTCGAGGTATCCGACGATCTTATGATCGAAGCGTGGCAGGGAGTTGCGACGAAAGGATCAAATCCACAACTCGGAAATATCATCGGGCTCATGAATGTGATCAAGGGCATCCAGAACAAGACTCACATCGAATTGGATTGGTAGTAGTAAGAAGGTGGGGGGGCCTGCGGGCCCCCTCTCCAGAAGGGAGGATCATTATGGAGGCAGTGGCAGCAATTCGACACGAAGTGCTCATGGCAGAGGCGGCGTTAGAAGATCAACTCTGGGAGACCTCGGACGCGAGACGTGCGGGCAGGCTTGATCAGTGCATCAGGCTGTGCGATCAGGTGCTCGAAGATTTGACCGATCTCTCCACCGAATCGATCGCCTCAGCGCTCAAGGCTCTGGCGTACATGATGGACGTCCTCAACAACTAGGAAGGGAGACTCACCATGCACGAGGCAGTCACTGTCAAAGACGCAATGCAGGCAGCCACGAAGATGTCTGAGCGCCTGGAGTACCTGTTCAAGCGCGAGGACGATCTCTTCGATGAGGACGTGAACGGAGTGGTCGAGGATGTCCGCGAGGCATTCAATGTCCTCGAAGAGTGGCTCACGGACACCGAACAGGATCTATGGGACCGCGAGTTGATTGCCATGCACTTCGGAGGTGATGCGTGAAGACATCTGACGGCGGGTACGTGATGACATCCAAGTACCCTGGCAAGTGCAGAGATTGTGGCGCCCGGATCCCAAAGGGCGCCACAGTCATCTGGTACAAGAGCGAGAAGGCGGTCGTGTGTGAGATCTGCGGTAAGGACCTCATGGATGGCAAAAGTCTCGAGGCAACTGAGGAGAATGACATCAAGATGGAAAAGACCTATGGGTCCGCGTACACGCGGTTTTGAACTGAGGAGGAGTGCGATCATGGTGCTGTTGGAAACGCCGCCGCTCGATGCTCTTGAAGACTTTGAGGAGGCAGTGCAGGCTTGCATGAAGGTCATGCGGGCCCTGAATGGATGCCCAGGGTTCTGGAAATCCCTGGAGGACTCGAAGGTGCCAGAGCAGGCATGTGGAGGGCTGAAGTGGTGGGAGAGCACGCTGGATCATATGGGAGTAGTCGTGGGAAGGTTCAAGGAGCTGGAGGCCGTTTCGGAAGCAACGCAGAGGGTGATGGTCAATGGTGGGGCATAGAGAAGGACCTCAGGTACACGGGATGTCCGGTGTACGTGGTTCGAAAGTTCGAGACGAGGAAGGCGGGGTTGCTGTGGAAGAGGGATCCATCCAAGGGAGTTCAACGGTGGCTGTATGCGCTCCCTGGAGACTGGAGGATGTCCATGCTGGATGTCGAAAGGCTCAGCAGGCGACGGAGGTTAAGACCGGCTCAGGCGAAGGCCATGCTGATATGGCTCAAGGGGAAGGAGGTTCGGTGGTGAGGAGAAGTGAGTGCGAGAGCAAGGGAGTATGTTTCATCCTGAGCGAGCCGCTCCAAAAGGCTGCGAAAGTGCGGCATATTGCTCGGGCCACAGTGGACCAGTTGGATCGGCGCCAGGCTCATTCCGAGAAGGAGTGCGAGCGGTTCGCTCATGGATTTGGGGAGGTTGCCTGGAGGGCGAGAGATGAGGAGTTGCGAGGGCTGTATTGTGACATGATGGGGGCCGTTCGGATCCTCGAAGATGCTGTGTGGGAGTTCCTTGGAAGGCAGGTTGCCGATCGGCTCGTCAAGGTCTATGAGGCAACGGCCAGAGTTGAGGTGTTGTGCGAGGTCGAGGCCATGAGGCTACAGGTCTTCAACTCGGACGTCGAGGAAGACGCCATGGTTGACAGCCGCATGGACGCCATGGGTAACGAGTAGGAGTCTTGGGATCCACGGAAGGGGCTCGCGGGAGACCGCGGGCCCTTTTCTACGTCAGGCCCATTCAAGGCCTTCCGTGCCACCTGGAAGCGATTCGGCAAGATCGGGTCTTGGATGACTCCTAACACCCCCATGCATGCGGTGCAGTCTGAGGCGATCTGAGGCACTGTCTCGTTGACATTAAAAAAAGACAAAGAAAAATGCAGGGGGTTTGACTCGGTCTATCAAACAGCCTTGACGGATGATAGAGAACAGAGGATAATGATGCCATCATGGAAACACGGAACCAGACACAGGAGGGAGTGCAAGTGAGCAAGCAGAAGGTCGAGGATCGGATTCGAGAGATCAAGCGTGCGATGGATGATGGGGACTTCTCTGACTCGGAGGAATACGGACGACTAATCGAGATATCCCAGCGTGCTGAGTGTGTGCGGCTGGTGGGCAGGCTCGCTGATGGACCGATGAAGAATGACCTTTCCGAGAGTAGTTGGTGGGAGCTGCAAGTGGCCTTTGCTGGCGATGAGGATAGCGAGTGGGGAAAGTGGTCTGCTTGGGGCGAGTATGACTATGAGATAGAAGCAAAGGCTGCGATTTCAGAGATGATAGCGTTCTATAGTCACCAGGACGAAATGCCGATCGAGGTGAGGGTAGTGAGGTGTGACGATGAGTAGTTTCATTTTCTCGGATGAGGTTGTCGAGCGGGCAAGGGAGGTCATGGCCCCCATCACGGAGGAGGCCACGAAACGGACGCGTGAATCGCTCGCACGCGGCGAGACCCCAGATCTGGTCGGAGCGTTAACCGCTTCCGACGTAGCCAAGTGGATCCAGAACGCGAAGCGCACGAAGGGAGGACGCAAGTTATGAGATGTGGGATTGCTGAAGTGCCGATGACCACGATGCGAGAGCAGCTTGCCAGGCGCAAGGTCGAGGTCAGGGCCCCAAGGTCGCTCAACGACGATGAGATCACGTCGGAGTTGCGGCGATTGGTGGAGGGTCTTGCGAGCATCCGGGTCTTCCTGCACAACACGGATCACCTATCTGACCGCGAGTTGTACGGGTGGCTCTGGGATGAACTGGACGAACTCACGGAGGACGTCGCGCTCAATCCGAACATGGGGGTCCATCTGGACATCCTGGGCAAGTGCGAGCCTCAAGACCTCGAAGTGTACCTCAAGTTCTACGCCGATGAGACGTACCGCAGGATGTGGGCCGAGGACTTTCCGGATGACGTGATCCCGTTGCACGAGGATCCGAAGTATCCGCGAGCGCTCCCAGAGGCGTTCTCGTGGTGATCCGTCAATATTGTCCCGAACATCGAACCATGGAGGAACCGCGAACATGACACGCAACGACACGACCGCTTCAAGGCAGTGGGCGAGCAGGCCTGATGACCAAAGGTTCACGACGATTCCAGAGCTAAAGACCGCAGTGGCCTCGAGAACGGACCGCTCCAGGTCGTTCATCACAGAGACGAAGCACCTCAAGGTGATGCCCACGCAGGACAATGACCTCTACATTGAAACCGCCGAGGGTCCGATGGGCTTGACCAACTGGTCGTTCGGTCAGATGTGCCGCAAGGCTAAGGCACCCGCGAACTACCTGGAGAGTCTGCCAGCAGAGCTGGCTGCTCCCGATCTTCAATGGGGACTGGACCAAAGCGAGTCACAGGATGGCATGGTCCTTGTTGATGACGGACTTACCATCCATGAGGAGATGATGGAGCCGCCGATGATGCGGGCGTTCACCGGCGCCAAGTACGGACGCATCTGGGACCTCGATGTCATCAATGCCGTCGAGAATTTCAACCAGGACGATCGGTGGCGAGTGCCTGGGCACGTCCACTCCGAACCGACGAAGCGTTCCACTACGCTGTACGCGAGCGACAGGGATCTCTTCATGTTCCTCGTGGACGAACGGAATCCGATCCAGGTGAACGGCGACACGTTGTTCCGTGGGTTCTACACTTGGAACTCCGAAGTGGGCAGTGCGACGTTCGGACTGGCCATGTTCCTCTACAGGCGAGTCTGCGCCAACAGGATCATCTGGGGCCAGCAGGAGTACCGGGAGTTGCGGATCGTTCACCGATCCTCGGGACCAGACCAGTTCAGGCGGGAGGCCGCTCCGATCCTCACCGAGTACGCCAATTCGAGTGCGAGACAGGTCGAGGATACGCTCAGGAGGGCGAAAGAGCTGGAGGTGGGAAGGACAGAGGATGATGTGACCGAGTGGCTTCAGAAGCGCGGATACAAGGCCCGAGAGGCGGCAGGTATCATCAAGTCCGCGGTGGCCGAGGAAGGACAAGCGCGGAGCTTGATGGATGTGGTCAACGGCGCCAGCGCCCTGGCACGCCAAATTTCTCATACGGATCAGAGGGTCAAGGCCGAGAGGCTTGCTGGAAAACTCCTGGATGAAGTTGCCGCCTGAGTCCTCCCTTGGGCGCGGGGCCTCCGACCTTCGGGCCGGGGGCCCTTTCTTTTGGCTTGATCTCAAGGTGCATAATGTGAGAGAATGAAGCAGAATAGGAAACATGGACAGACACGGAAGGGAGGTTGCAAGATGTCAGAGTATGAGATCCGAACGGGAGGAGGGTATCCGCTCGATGAGGTGTCGAGTGCTCTCCAGAAATCCATCCGAAGGGGTATGGAGACGGAGGCGTTGTATTGGGCCATGGAACTGTCCAACGGCTACTCGAAATATCTGTGGTACCGATTGCGGGTGATTGCCCTAGAGGAGATGGCGCCTGACATCGTTCAGTTAGTCGATGTCTGCTACCGATGGTTCCTCGACTTCGCGGGAGAAAAGCGCAGGACCGGAGACACCCACTTCTGCATTTCCCATGTGGTCTATGCGATGTGTCGGGCGAGGAAGTCCAGACAGATCCACAACTATCAAGCGTTCGTGGCCGGACAACGAGAGGAGGGGTGGTACCTGGAAGTTCCCGAGTGGGCACTGGACAAACATACGAAACGCGGGCGGCAGATGGGGAAGACGATTGATGACTTCTGGGGCGAGGGTGATCACCTTGAGAATGAGATCCCTCCCGGGTTGCCGTACGCCGACACCTATCACGATGAGGCCGAGAAGGTAGCGAAGTCGGCATCGAAGCACTGGAAGGATTGGTCGTTCATGGGATCCAACGGACGGAAGAAGAAGGCCGAGGCGCGGAAGCAAGAGTCGTTGTTCTGACAGAGAGGAGGTCTCGAGAGATGGAAGTGGTCAAGATGAAGGTGGCGGACATTCGGTTCCATCCGAAGAACCCGCGAGTGATGGCTGAGGAGAATCGAGAGGCGCTAGGGCGCTCGCTCGAAGAGTTCGGGCAGGTCGTCCCGCTGGTGTGGAACAAGCGCACCAAGTTCCTGCTTGGTGGTGAGAAGCGTTTGCTGCTCATGCGCTCCAAAGGGATCACGGAGGTGGACGTAAATGTCGTGGACGTCCCAGAGGAGAAGGAGCAGGCTCTCATGGTCGCGCTCAATGCGGCCACGTTGCAGGGACGGTACACGAAGGACCTCCGAGGGGTCCTGGCCGAGCTTGAGAGTACTGACATGGGGCGAGGCCTTGTAGAGGCGTTCAGGCTTCACGAACTCATTGAGGACAAGAAGGGCAAGAGTGAGTCGCTGTCACCGCGCACACAGGCAGCAGAGGATATCTCTCCGCGTTTCAACGAGAAACACAATTACGTTGTGTTCGTCTTCGATGACGAAGTGGACTTCGCTCACATCCAGACGGCGCTTGGACTCAAGATGGTCAAGTGCAGGTGGACAGAGAAACCGCGAGTGGGGCTTGGGCGAGTCCTCGATGGGGAAGTCCTCATGGAACTCCTCAAAAGGAGGGCGTGAGAGATGCGGATCATTTGTCCGAGTCACGGTCGGGCCGACGACCTTCACATTGGGGTCATGCGGCTGTTTCCAAATCGCGTCGAGTTCCTGGTGGCAGAAGAGGAGGTTGAGACATACAAGGCTGCGACGGGCCGTCCGGTGATTGGGCATCCGTGTGGAGTTGGCCACCTGGGAAAGATCAAGAACTGGATGCTGGACAACATCAAAGACGACGAGTGCATTGTGACCGTGGACGATGACCTTTACTCGATTGGAGTAGTGCTGCAGGAGCCAGGGCCGCGCATCATCAATCTGAATGAGGCTATGTGCACGGAAGTGCTGCATCATGTCTTCATCTGCGCTCGGGACCTCGGGACGAACTTGTTCTTCCTTGGCACGGGGTACCCGATGCGATACCAGGATTATAAACCGTTCCATCTGCGAGCGGTTTGCTGGGGCGGATGTGTGGGGTACATTGACGACGGCCAGCGGTACGATGAGGAGCTCAAGTATCACACGGACATCGACTTCTCATTGCAAACGTTGTCCAAGCACAGAAGGATATGGCAGGACACAAGGTTTACGGCGGTGTGGGCTGTGTTCAGGAACAAGGGCGGGTATGCGGAAGTGAGGTCGCAGGAGTTCATGAATGAGATGACCCGCAAGCTGGCGGACAAGTGGGGAGACAACGTTGTCAGCACGGGCCAGTTCTCGAAGAAGGGCAGGCAGATTCAGATCAGGCTGCCTAAGTGAGGTGAAGTGACATGGAAGAGAAGGACCAGCTAAATCTCAGAGAGGCGGCAAAGTTGCTCGGTGTGACCTATCCTACTCTCGCAACGTGGTGCAAGAAGCGGAAGGACCTCCCGCACGTGAGGGTGGGCAAGGCCTACCGCTTCCCGCGCAAAGCGCTCATGGAGTGGGCGGGGCATCAGAATGACCCCGCGCCAGATGAGGGTCAGGGGCCAGAGGGTCATGTCCTCCAGAGGATCCTCCGAGATGTGCAGAGGGCGAAGCAGGAGCTTGAGGAGGCAGAGCAGTTCATCCTGGACATCATGTGAGGAGCCAGGGAGACGGGAAGTCGTCGAGGGGCTCGTGGGCGATCCACGGGCCCCTTTTCTATGTGTGGGCCATTGGACGCCGAGGGTGCCCTCCAGATGCGATTCGGCAAGATCGGGCCTGGCCCACTATTGGGACACCAATCTATACGTGGTCCAGTCTGAGGCGATCTGAGTACTGTCTCGAAAGCATGCAAGAAAACGAAAGAAAAAAGTGGATGGTGTAACAAGGTCTATCAAACGGCCTTGACACGACGGTGGAGAATATGAGAGAATGACCTTGGAAACATGGAACCGGACACAGAAGGGAGTGCTCATGAAATCGCTGCACGAAGAGTGGACTGATCAAGACTGGGAGGAGTTCGAGGCAGTCATGCAGGCGAACTCTGGAATGACCGATGAGGAGTGGGCGGCGTACCAAGCGCATTGCGATGCTGAGATCGAAGAGATGAGGAAGGAAGGACTTATCGCGCCCGAGGCCTGCCCCCATTGCGGCGCGGAGCTGCTCGAAGGGAAGGGCTATGTCGGAGAGTACGTGGCCTACTGCGAGGAACATGGGGTCATCTGGGAAGACGCGGCGATGGCGTTGCGGATTGTGAAGTAGGAGGTGTGATGTGAGGATCCTCAGACGAGACAAATCCATGAACGATCTCGTGAGAGCGGCGAAGCGGTACCGCGATGTCTGCATCGAGAATGACCTGGCAGAGCGCAAGGACCAGGGCAGGCCGTACACGGATGAGGAGTGGGATGCCATGGTCGATCTCATTTGGTGCATGGACTGGAAGGCCATCACGGAAGGTGAGGTGGAGCTGTGAGTGAGAACGGCTTAGCGTATCTCGTGTTCTACCCGTGCTGTGGGGCGGGCGACACGGAGGGCCAGTGCATGTGCCGAGACTATGAGGAGTCGCAGCTCGGATGGGGCTGCAAGTTTGGCGATCCGAACGGAGGAGTGTGCTCGAACAAGAAGGTGGAAAGGAGGTTGCTGAGAGAGGAGCTCAACAGTCGTGTCGAGGATTTCTGAAGAGACAGTGGCAAAGGCCACGCATCCGGTCATAGTGCCGGAGAAGGGATGACAATGAGACCGCGAAGCATGGTGAAGGTGATCGACAGGAAGCGCTACAACACGGACACCGCGACGGAGATCGCCAGCAATGCTCACTGGGATGGATCGAATTGGGAGCGGTCTGGACGCAACACGTTCCTGTTCAGAACGCCGAATGGAGCGTACTTCCGTCTCGATCAGACATGTTGGCAGGGCGAGCAGGACTCGATCAGGCCGCTGTCAGTCGATGAGGCAGTGGTACTCTATGAGGCCCTCACGGTTGTCGAGATGGACTTCGAGGAGGCGTTCCCGGGGATCGAAGTGTCGGAGGCGTAATCGAACTGGGGTTGGGGGCCTTCGGGCCCCCGGCTCTTGGAGGAGGATATCAAATGGCGAGCATAGCTAGAGTCAAGCGCGAGCATTTGAACATGATGGCCAGGGCGATGAACTGCACGACGACCCCACAGGAGTTCATGGTGCTGTACCTGCGAACCAATCTCTCCAGGGAGAAGGTAGCCGAGTCGCTCAGGGCGACTGAGGCGCGAGTCGTCGAAATTGAAACCAAAGCGCTCGAGAAACTGGAGGGGTTCACCGAGCTCGTCCAGGATGTGGTGGGAGGCTGAGATGTTCATGGGTGACTTCGAGAAACAGTCGTGGAGGCAGCTGGTCCTTGACATGGTGGGTGGCGGTCCAATCGCCAGAAGTATCCTTGAGGAGGTTGAGTGCGTCCAGGATCTGTGGGACTGGAGTGCAAAGGACTGGATGGAGCTGCCAGGAATTGGGGAGGTCAATGCGCTCGTCATCATGTCGTCGCTCGAACTCGGACGAAGGATGTGGAGTCAGAAGCGGTGGCTAGGGCGAGTAGTGAGTAATCCGCTGGAAGTCGTGGAGGTCATGAATGGGGACCTCAAGGAGGCCCGTGTCGAAAAGTTCTATGTGCTATTGTTGGACTCGAAGAACAGGTGCATGGCGAAGGTCCTAGTCTCGCAAGGGTCCGTGAATGCCTCGATCGTTCATCCGCGCGAGGTGTTTGAGCCTGCCATTCGAGGGAGGGCCGCGGCCGTAATCGTCGTCCACAATCACCCAGCGGGCGATCCGAAACCGTCCAGGGAGGACATAGATGTGACGCGGCGGCTTGCGGATGCTGGGAAGCTCCTGGGGATCCCAGTGCTGGATCATGTCATCGTTGGGGACCTAGAGCATTGCTCCATGAAGGCGCTTGGAGTAGGGTTGTTGTCGTAGAGGAGGGTCAAGGCATGAATGAAGATGCGAGGATCTTAGCGTTGCTCAGAGCGCTCAGTGAGGACTATGGGAAGCGATCATTCAACGAGGACGAGGTGCTTGGGAACTGGTTTCAGGTAATTGGCATGTGCAGGTTTGTAGGAGAGTTGACGGGCAGAGACTATGAAGACACGATGAAGTTGGTTGATAGGGCAATGGAGTGGTTCATCGTGAAACTGCCGAAATCAGTCAAGGGGAACATTGTCCACGCGCTGAGTAAGAATTGTGTGAATGTGTTGAGAAAGGACGAACGGGAAAGGAAACGCCGTGCGAGTAGCAATTAGCGACTGCCACTTCGGAGATCCAGACCTCAGACGGTATGTCACGGATGCGACGGGTGGACCGGCCTCAGGAGCGATGCTCCTGGGGCTTTTTTCTGTCATGGTCGAGGAGAATGGGTGGAGAGTGGATGGCGTAGGTGACATCTTCAATTACTGCGGCAGGCTGTCCGAAGCGCTGGTCGAGTACGGAACCACGATTGAGCGGTTTCAGAAGGCAGGCATGACGTTGTGGCCAGGGAACCATGATAGACGGAATGCAGGAGCCATACCTCTTCAGACGTTGAGGAAGCAGTTCAACCTAGTGTACGTTCATGACGCCGACCCTCCGTACTGCGTTGGGGTGTCCCATTGGCACCAGCATGATCCAGTGTGGTCGAAGCCTGGGTGGCTCAGAAAGGGGTTTGGCGAAGCCGTCATCAAGAATGGCCTTCTCCTGGAGACGCACGTGCATCCGCTCATCGACGAGACAATCATCAAGGCCGTCAAGGCGCCGCTCAATTGGTTCATGAAACGGGGCAACCGTATCGAGGACGAATACTGGATCTCGAAGGTTGTCGAGGAGGCGAAGCGCACCGAAGTCGAGGTTGCACTCGGAGGACATACCCATCGCATGGGCTGGTGGGTCAAAAACGGAATCGAGGTAGTCAATCTGGGGTCCGCCATCCCTCGAACGATAGCAGGGGGCATCGAAACGATTGTCATGGGCGTCTGGAATTACGAAGAACGGCAACTGTACCAGATGACCCTAGATGGACTCATGCCGGCAGCGAAGGTGCATCTATAGGCTTGACAGGACGCAGTTACAGTGCGATAATTGAGTCTCACGATGGAAACATGGACAATCCGAAAGGACACAGGAGGGAGGTGTCACCATTCCAAGACCGCGGCAGGCAGTGGAATCCATGGTGCAGATCCTGGTACCCGAGAACGAAAGAAGCGTCGAGCTTGCAGGTGAGGTCGAGTTCCTCATCGGCATGCGAGAGCGTGCAGTGCTTGACGGGGCTTCGGGGCGGATCCTGGGAATGAAGATGGCCACAGCGTTCGGGCTGGTGTCTCAGAGGGCAACGGACCTCTATCATTGGATCGAGGCGCAGTGGCAAGATGCTGAAAGGGGGTCGCTGTGATGATCTTCCTCTTGAGAATTGTGGGAGTAGTTGGGTGCACGCTCATCGGACAGGTCTGGGCGATGTCGTTCATCCACATCGGGTTCGACAGGGATCTTGTGACCCACAGGCAGGTGATGCGAGTGAAGGCGGTCGCGTTCTTCATGTCGTGCGTGTTTCACGCAATTGCCATCATCATCGCCTGGGGGTGAGAGGAGTGTCGAGATGGGGTTCAAGAATGAAGAGGAAGAGTGGGCTGAAGACTTAGATGATGATGTCCTCGAACATGAAGTCCAGGATATCGGCATTGAGGTCCTGAGTTCCACGACGATCAAGACGGCAAGCATTGGACAGTGGGCTGGAGCGATGTCCAGGGCGATGCGAGAGATCGTCCCCCCCCCACGGACGAACAAGGTCGAGGTCAAGGATCGCTCGGGGAAATTCCTGTACTCGTACTGGTACGCCGACATCTCGCAGTGCTGGGAGGCAATCCGAGGACCTCTCGGGGCGAACGGCCTGACGTGCAACCAGTTCCCGAAGACGGTGGGTGATCCTCGCCTGGGGCATATGCGGATCGAGACATGGATCTGTCATGAGTCCGGCGAGTACGTGATTTCATCCTTCGATTTGCTGCTCAAGGATCCAGAGGAGATCCAGAAGGTCGGAGGGCGGATCACGTATGGGTGCCGATACTGTCTCGAGGCGATCTTCGGTCTGCAGCCACCTGGGTATGACGACGATGCGTCCCATGCAACCCACGACGGTACGGGGCGGACGGCGAAGGTGCAAACGCGGGCAAGGACTCCGAACGGGACTCCTCAGAAACCGCCGCAGGCTGCAACCCAACTCTATGATCGGATGTGGGAGAAGTTCGGCAAGAAGGACGAATGCGTGACGCTGATGACTGGGGCCCTCCGCAAACTGGAAGGAGTGAGTGAGGAGGCGGTGTGGTCAACCGAGTGGCTCCTTGAGAACCCGCTCACAGACGAGCAGTATCTGCTGCTTGGCAACGAGGTCGATCGGATGCTCGAAGTGTTTCTCACTCCAGAGGACAAGAAGCGCATGGAGGATGAGCATTTCGAGAGGACGGGGCAGCGCAGGGGCAAGACGAAGGCCGATTGTCAGAAGGAGCGGCGAGATGAGCGTGAGAAGGGCGAAGAGAAGGAACCCATTGACGGCTCAGGGTTCGAGCCTGGAGATGCATCGCCATGAGAAAACGCAAGTGGCACATCTCAATAGATGGCATCACAGGAGGGTGCAAGAACTGCAAGCATGTCACGTTTTTGCCGGATGCGTGGTGCTCAAAGCATGACATTCTCAGAGTGTTGTGGGGCCAAACTGGAAGGAGATGCAAGGACTGGGTACCATGCAGTGATATGGTGACGCGGACGTTAGAGAGTTGTTCTGATAGGAGTTGTTGACATGGAAACACAGAAGGACGGAAAGCACATTGTTTCGTTGAAGGCAGAGAATGTGAAGCGCCTGAAGGCTGTCAGGATTGAACCCAACGGGAACCTCGTCGTTCTCGGAGGGAACAATGCGGCTGGAAAGTCGAGCGTGTTGGACTCGATTGCGATGGCGCTGGGTGGCAAGAAGTTGTGCCCTGACGAGCCCATCCGAAAGGGACAGGAAACTGCCGAGGTCGAGGTCGAACTTGAGGACCTCATCGTGAGGCGGACGTTCGACGCGACTGGCTCAAAGCTTGAGGTGATGTCCAAGGATGGCCGCCGCCTGAAGTCTCCCCAAGGAGTCCTGGATGAAATGGTGAAGGCCCTGACGTTCGATCCTCTTGCATTTGCGAATGGGACCCCTAAAGATCAAGTGGAGATCCTGAAGGCAGTTACAGGGCTGTCTGAGCGGTTTGAGGAACTTGATGGGGAACGACAGGAAGCGTATGACCAGAGGACGTACGTGGGGCGCCAAGTGAAGGACCTCGAAGGGGCACTGCGGACGTTGCCCAACCATGAGGACTTCGATGGGGAACCAGAGAGCCTAGAGGAGACGCTCGCTGACCTTCGAGCGGCCAGGGCCCACAATACAGAAGGCGAAGCGCTGCGACGAAGAGTCCAGGAACTCAAGGAAACGAAGGACAGGCTCACGCAGGAACAAGAGGAGCTGCTTGACAAGCTGTCTGCTGTGAGGACGGCACTCAACGCGAAGGTCCAAGAACTTGAGGCGTTTGAGTGGGACGACTTGGACTTCCTTGAGAGCAAGCTTGTGGACATGGAAATTGCGAACAAGTATCGGGCTGAGAACGAGAAGTTTCATGAGGTTGCCGAGCAGTACAAGGCGGCGAAGGCTGAGCAGGACGAACTCACGGGGTGCATCGCGCAGCTGGACATGGACAAGCTCCAGCTCATCGAGGATGCCGAGTTGCCCATCGAAGGGTTGGGGTTTGACTGGGATCACGTCATGTTCAACGGAGTGCCGCTTGAGCAGATCTCCTCTGCAGAGCGCCTCAAGGTGTCAGTTGCCATGGGCATCGCCATGAACCCGGAGTTGCGAGTCATGCTGATCCGCGAGGGGTCGGTGATGGACTCCGAGAACCTGCAACTGCTTCGCGAGCTGGCAGAGGAGCACGACGTTCAGCTCTGGGTGGAGCGTGTGGGGGATGGCCCCGAAGTGACGGTCCTCATCGAAGACGGAGAGGTGGTGGAGTGATGGACCACATGATGAACTACGCTGGTCCAGATAACCCGCCTCATGCTAGACGTCACGATGAAAGGCACCAGACGGGCGAAGGAGAAGCGCATCCGTGTTCTGCGATGTCCTGTATGTGAGCGAACATTCGACAGGCAGAGGATCAGGTGGGTGAATTGTCCGAAAGGCAGCATGATGTGGTACCACGAGTGCAGATACCTGGACGTGCTAGGTAGGGGACTTCCATGTGTAGAGGCCGTCGAGTTCGTGCCAGGGAGGTGGTAGACAATGAGTCCTCAGTATGAAGACTGTGCTCCTGGAGATGACCTCTATACGGTGCCGAAGAAGTTGCCGATAAGCAACTTCACGAAAAGGTCGCATGTGGTGGTTCACGATGAGGAGGGGCGAGACATGACATCACGCGGAGCAATTCGAGCAGCGATCTGGAGAGCGTCGTATCGGATGGACAACGTGACGGCGCCCAGGGAAGTTCTTGCGAAATGGCTCTATGCGATCGCAGTCGTGGAGAGTGGAGGCGAATGGGCCAGGTGCGGAGCTGAGGCGATTACATTCCTCGAAGGGAAGATGGGAGAGATTGGGCCGTGGCAGGGAACCTATGGAGCATTCCTGGATTGCCAACGTGTCTACGGTCGGCACAGCCAATCACTCAGAAGGGATGAGATGTCCATGTACCCGGACCCATGCACGCTTTATGGGCAGGCCATTGAAAGGATCATTTACATTCACGAGTATGGCGATCCATACCCAGATGACGACGGGTTTGATCCAGAAATGCAAGCCTGGATGTGGATGGTTGACATGGCCAAGGTCCACCATGGCGGTCCTGACAGAGAGTCGTCTGACATGGACGATTACGTCCGCAAGTTCGAGAAAGCTCTGGACGAGGAGTCAATGAAAGTGTTTGGATGGTAAGTACCATCGCGGTGGGGTCGCCCTCAACCTTCCATTCAACCTAGAGGGCGGCCCCTCCCTTCATGAGAAAGGAGCCAATTTGGAAAGTGATATCCTCACGCACGCGGAACGGCTCAGGCACATTCGCCTACTCGAGAAGCTAAAGGAAGGGAAGGCGCCTTCAGCCAGGGAGCTGGAAGAGCTCAGGGAGTTCGAGTCGGCCAATAACGAGCAGCTCTTCGAGCCGATGATCGACGGTCCGATTGAGATGGGCCACGTAAACGACGTCCTCGATCGGAAGCTCAGAACTCTCCTCGAACGTGCGGACCATCCCATGACATCTCCTCGGACGATCTCGGCTTGGGCCTCCGCGCTCAAGGCTATTCTCGACTGCAAAGCGAAGGTCGATCCGAAGTGGCAGAAGACTGGAAAGTCCCAGGAAATCCAGGAGCTCGTGAAGGGCCTCCTGGGGAACGGAGGATACGATGAACAAGCCTGAGTGCGTTACCGTAGCGGCAGAGATGATCATCTATAAGCATTGTGGCTGGACTCCAGAAGTCCCTCCAGGGGTCCAGATCGCTCCCGATCGCGGCTTCAACCCTAAGCCTGTCCGCAAGAACCGCCTGTTCAAAGCGAAGGCGAGACGATGTCTGAAGTGAGTTGGAAGATCAAGCTCGTACCTCCGAAGCATCCAAAGAGCCTCAAGAGATGCATCGAAATCCTGAAGCGCTGCAATGACGTCGTCACGGAGGCCCCGACATGGAGTCCTCGGACATGGACGATTACGTGGCCAAGTTTCAGAAGGCTATGGACGAAGAGTCGCTCAAGGTGTTTGGATGGTAGTGATATAACGGGTCCTCGCGGGGCCCCATCCCTTCTGTGTTTCCAATTGGTCCAGAGATGGACCTCTTCAGATTGGGGCCCCGCACCCCTCTTTCCATAGGGGGGCAATGGCGATGTGGCTTCAGAGGCGATCTGAGGCCTGTTTCTAGTTTGAGGAGGTGGCTGAAAGATGGCGGAAGTGACGTGGACGCTCCAGGTAGTCACTGAGGCCCTAATCATTGGGCAGGAAGAGATGGGGGAACAACTGATTGGAGGGTCGTATGGGCAAGGTCGTCATCACGAAAGGGAATTCTCGGAGGTTCGTGCCAAGCTGCTCGGCATCAGAGCTGGATGGACTCGAAGAACTCATGGGCATCAGGCACAAGCAGCGGTATCGCTCGAAGGCGAAGCGCCGGAAACTCCCGAAACATCTGAAGGAGCTTGCCGGTGAGTGAGGAACTCGAAAGGTGGGTCATCGTGGCTGAGGCCGCGGCCAGGAACGGACTCCTCATCTACGATCCAGAAGGAGGTGGTGACCTTGAACCAGGATGGAACGAAGAGCGAGAGCCAGCGTGGATTCCAGATCCAGGACCGACAGAACAGGATGATGGCGTGCATGGCGAGCGACTACCGGGTTATGAGAGCCTGTGCAGGATTCGTCGATGCTCGGTATGTGCGCGGAGACAGCCTATGTCTTTACCTTCGGAGGAAAACTGGGGAGTGCATCAACTCGAAAGCAAAGCTGTGGGCGATGACGCAGGAGGGGCAAGACGGTGAAAGCTCTGAGCGTGAGGCAGCCGTGGGCGGATCTGATCGTTGACGGCGTGAAGGATGTCGAGAACCGGACGTGGAAGACGAACATTCGCGGGCGGATCCTCATCCATGCAGCGAAGCGTGTGGAGCATTGGGTTGTCCCAAAGGTCTCGATGTACCTCGGAGTGGAGTCGTCCTTTGACTACCATCCTGTCGTTGGGGCGATCATAGGGTCTGTCGAGATTGTGGATTGCTGGAACAAGTTCCTGCTGAGGACCTCAGATGTGCGTCACAAGAACAGGTGGTTCTCCGGGCCATTCGGGTTTGTGATGACGAACGCCGAGCGGTTCAGAAATCCAGTGTCATGTCCTGGGCGCCAGGGGTTCTTCAATGTCGATTTGACCGCGTTGAGATCCGAGATGAACTCGGAGGAAGGGAGGTGTGAAGGCGAAAGTAATCCATGGTCCAAGTTGCGAAGTTTGCCTGAGTCGCCATTGTCTGACAAGAAGGGAGCGTGATCGGAATGGGAGACGTATCGAAACTCAAGGAGCTCATAAAGCAGCTATTACAGATCCTCCATGGCGAGGGGCCAGGTGCGATCGGATCCTGGAAGACGTGCAAGGAGTTCGTCGAGGAGCATGTTGACGAAGATGAGAATGTCCTCTGCGTCAACGCCCAGCTCACGTCTGGCGCCTGGGAGATCTGCAAGAAAGATTCGGCCATCCAGTTCTTCCAGGGCTTCGAGGGAGGGCTCAACGTCGTAGTCACGGATGAGGTCATCAAGCAGCTCATCCATGTGGCGTTAGCCATCATCTAGGAAAGGAGAATGATGTCATGGAGCAAGACCGCGGCTTGACCGCTCAAGAAAAGTTGCCTGGAGTGCCGGATGATGACAGCGAGTGGAAGCTTGCGGTCTCGGAATTGAAACGGCACGGAGAGAAGCGTGGGGCGTTGAGCGCACATCTGCTGGAGACGGACCACGACCTCCTGCAGCTTGTGCTCGTGTGGCCCACAATCTCGAACACCAGAAATCCCCACGTGAAGGGGCCACGTCCGAATTCTCGCGTGAAGGCTGAGGATTCCGTCCTCATGAAAAAAGCGTGGGCAGGGATCTCTGTCAGCTACAAGTCAATTGCCAAGGCAATCGGATGTAGGCAGGCAGAGGCGAAGAAGCTGGTGTCCAGGGCGAAATCCATGTGCTTGATCTGGCCAGATGGAACGGTGAACAGTCTTCTCGAAGACTACCTTGGAGCTAGGCTAGGGCGTGACATGGTAAAGGCAATGTCGAGAACCTAACAAGAAAGGAGCGTGTTGAGAATGACGACAACGAGCGAAGGGCGAACGGTGCATCTTGGGAAAGAGTCTCCTCTTGGAAAGCTGGCGAGTGTCATCGAAGAGGCTGTCAACGAAGCGCTCGCAAGCATATCAGATCCTGGCATTCGAGACCGCGAGTTGGTCCGAAATGCTGTGGAGCTCCGGACTATCCGCGAACGTCTGAGAGTGATCAAGAAGAAGATAAATGAGCTAAAGCCGCAAGAGGTGAAGGACCTCGAAAAGGAAGCGAAGCTTCTCAAGGATGAACTCAACGAAAAGGCGTTGGGTCTCGAGACGAGGATTGCGGGGGACGCTCAGATCAGGCTTGACGAAGGGCAAGACGACGAAGAGGACGAAAAACAGGACATGTAGAGCAGCTAGGACGTCACGCGATGTCACAGCAAAGCACAGAAGACCCCGGACCAGGAACTTACCATGCTAACCGGTCCGGGGTCTCTTTATGTGTACTCGGCATAGCGTTGCGTGTCAACCCTGGAGGAATGAATGAACTGCCACGTCTGTCGTGAGGAGTTGGGTCCAAGGGAGTCCACGGTTAAGTGCGAGGAGTGTGGTGTCAGGGTCCACGCGAGCTGTGCGATCCAGATCCTGTGCAATCCGTCCGAGGATCCTTTTGATGAAATCGACGGGCTGTTCTGCTTTTGCTGTCTCCCAGGAATAGCGAGACAGCTGCTCACCGACAAGGGAGTGGATGATGGCATGGTTGACAGGAGGCAGCTCAAGCCGACGCGGTGGGAGAGGAGGGTCGTGGAATGAGGAAATCCAAGATGGACGACGGCGCATGGTGGACAGAGACGTGGAACCCAGTAACGGGTTGCCTGCCTGAATTCCCGTGCTGGGATAATTGCTGGGCACGCAGAATGGCAATCAGGCTTGCAGCCAATCCAGAAGTGAAATTGAGGGATCGGTACGTCGGGTTCCGACCGACCTTCTGGCCAGAGCGTCTTCACGAGCCTCTCAGGTGGCGAAAGAAGCGAAGGGTGTTCGTCGTGGACATGGGAGATCTCTTCTGTAAGGCCGTGCCTTCACACTGGAGGGACGAAATCTTCAGCGTCATGGCGGTTTGCCAGGAGCACACGTTCATGCTGCTCACGAAGCGCTGCGACAATCTTGAGCGTTACTGGTACTACAGAAGGAAAGCGTTCGGACAGGTGAAGAACCTGACATGGCCAGAGAACGTGTGGGCAGGATGTTCCGCATGGGACAAGTACTCGGTCAACCGTGCATCGAATGCCCTGAGCCATCTACCTGAGTGGGTGACGAAGTTCTTGTCCATTGAGCCACTATTCAAGATGTCGGAACTCAGACAGGAAGACCTCGTCTGCGTGGACTGGGTTGTGGCAGGTGGTGAGACAGGGCCAAGGGCGAGGCCGTGCACGCGAGGAATAGTCAGGGAGATCAGGGACGAATGCCAAAGGGCAGGCGTTCCGTTCTGGTTCAAGTCGTGGGGATCCAAGTCTGAACTGAAAGGTCGTGAGCTTGACGGTCGAACATGGGAGGAGCTGCCAGAATGACGTATGTCTATAAGTGGGGAAACAACGAGAAGCGAGCAACCATGAAGGGCCGTGCATGTCGGATCTTGAAGGTGGGTGGGATGAACTCGGTTCTCGTTGAGTTTGAGAATGGCCAGACGGAAATCGTGAGCCGTAGGGCTCTGAGGAGGAAAGCGTGAGGAACATCCATAAGAGAATCCAGAAGCTGCTCGAGGCCCGCATCTTTGCGGCGTGTGATGCGACTGAGTATGAGTGGTGGTATGAGCGTCTGCGTGAGAAACGATGGGTTGGCAATGGGCGCATCGTAGATCTTCCGATTGCAATCGAGGTGGGGTGCTTCCATGGTGGGGGCCTCGCCATGCTTGCCTTCATGATGGAGGAGTTTGATGGGTACGTCGTCGGGGTCGATGGCTTCGGCACGAACGCCTTCCATGAGGACAACGGAGACATGTTCGATGTGCTGAGGGCCCTGGAGACCTTGGACGTCAGAGAGCGAGTTGTAATGGCGGTCGGAGCGTCAGAGCGAGTAGCCAGACTGCTATTCCCAACGCTCGCTGAGGATAAGGAGAATGTCGTGTTTCTTCACATTGACGCCGACCACCGCTACCCGGCAACGCTGCGAGACTTCATGAGGTTTCAGAGTCGAGTCTGCGTGGGAGGGATTGTGTCGTTCCACGATATCACCGACAGTCAGGTGAGAAAGAGCGTGGACGAGCTGAGGGCGATGGGTCGTCTCGATGACTGGCAGAAGCTTGAGACTCCAAATCCGTATGACCTCGAAGACATTGAAGCGTTCAGCGTGGGTTGGCGAACCGAAGCGTATGTGAGGGTCAAATGAAGAAATATGAGTTTGTGATTTGTGATGATGTGATCGAGTTCAAAAAGGGAAACGATGAGACACGCAGGCTCTTGAAGGAGTGGCTCTCGAAGCAGAACCCGAAGATCATAGTCGGAAGAGTCACGGGCAGAAACATCTACAGGGAACTCATGAGTGGAGGCCGCCGTGAAATCCAAGTGCATACCGATGAAGATCTGTGACAGCTGTGGGAAGATGTGGCCCTCCAGAGAGTCCATTGCATTTTGCGTGGTTTGCGGCAAGGAAGTTTGCAAGTGTATGACGGTTGGCTTCCAGCAGAAAGGCTGCGGGGATCGGCATGAGTCCGAGTTCGTTGATATGCTCGAGAAACACGGAACTCCCGTGTTCTGTTGCCAGGACTGCATCAGGCACCTTGATGTCGCCTTCGGAAAGTCCGTGGATGACTTCCAACGGATTGCCATTGTGCTGGCGCAGACATTGAGGAGGGATGACTCATGGAACGGCAATCGCATCACGCAGGCGCCAAGACCGCAAGAGTGAGGAGGTGAAACGATGAAACGAAGCGAAGCGTGGGCATGGTGGTTGGTCCTGTCATTCTTCCTGGTAGTCGTGGAGATGGTCGCGTTCGGGATCCTCATCGTGGTTTTTGCTGGGCATGAGGCTGCTGTCGGAACCATTCTCGTAATGCTTGGGTTTGGAATGTTGGCCGGATCCTGGCGAGCCTTTGAAGAGAGGACCTCGTAATGTACTCAGACGAAGAGATCCGACTTATGACACGGGACTGGCCGCCCGAGTACCAGGGGGCCGTCATCGAGTACGCGAGACATGGGCGGGTGGACCTGGCCGCAAAGGCTGTTGGGATTCGACGGGAAACTCTGTCGCGGGCGATCCATCATGGTGTGAATGGCTACTTCACTCCAGAGGATTGGCGAGAGGTCGTCTCGAAGATCAAGTGGAAAGAGATATTCCAGGAGCCGTCAACGGTGCTGCAATGGTTGCAGGATGACGTCCTCAAGAAAGCGCTCAAGGGAGACCTCACGGAGTTGCCCGATGAATTGAAGGTCGAGCTTGTGAAGGCGCAGCTAGACTTCATTGCAGAGATCAGGCGCCAGGGCGTTGCGGCGAGTGAGGGACATTCCAGAAGCAAGGTGTCAATAGAGACTGAGGGGTCTGGTAGTGTCTTGCCAGAGGTCGTGCAGTTGACGAAGACGACGTTGATGGAAGCGTTTGGCAAGGCGCGCGATGAGGGAGGGAAAAGACTTGAGGAGTCCGTCCGTGAGGATGACGGAGGAGTACGCGACGGAACTGGCGAAGCAGAGTCACGAGGCGCTGATCCATCTGAGAGATCCGATTGAGTTCGCACTCAAGTATGGGCTCTGGAAACTCCCAGTAAAGCCAAAGCCGTTTCACCATGAGTGGCTGATGCTCGCGGCCAAGGGAGACAATATGCTCCTGAAGGCCCCGAAAGACTTTGCGAAGTCCACGTGCTTCTCGTTCATCCTGCCCATCTGGATGATGTGCATGAACCCGGACATTCGCATCAAGCTGGCGTCAGACACGAAGCATCAAGCCCAGACAAGAGTTGCAGCCATTCGGAACGAACTGGAGATGAACAGGGCGCTTCAGGCCAAGTTCGGGCTGTTTCAATCCAGAAGTCCGTGGAATGACACGCGGATCACCATTCGGCAGCGGGTCAATCGCAGCCTTGTGGATGCAACCCTCGAGGCTGTTGGGATTGGGAGCGGGGCTACGGGCATGCGTGCAGATGCGATCATCTGTGACGACATCCTGACTCTTGAAAACACGGGGACACCAGAGAGACGGGCCAAAGTAAAAGAGTGGTTCTGGCAGACGCTGGGTGGTTGTAGGGAGGCGAATACGCCATTTCTCATGGTGGGCACCCGAAAGCACTTCGGAGACCTTTATGGGGAGCTGGAGTCGGAGCACCCGGAATTCGAGGTGCCCAAGAGGTTCGAGAGGGCAGACTTCGAGGAAGGCGGGAACTTTAGATCCATGTGGCCCGAATTGTGGCCACCTAAGCGACTCCAGGCACTGCTGAGGCAGAATAGGGCGGCATATGACAGGGACAAACGGAATATGCCGCTCTCAGATGAGGCGGCGCCAGTGCCTGAGACGTGGCTTACTTGGGCGAAGGACCTCGGAAGAGACTTCTCGTTCGCTCCCGCCAGGGAGCTCGGGCTTGAGTATGTAGTGCAGGCCTGGGATGTTGCTGGGGTTGCGAATCCAGAGGACGCAAGGAGACGGGACACCGACTACTATGCTTGTGCAACGATCGGCCTGGATGCCCAACGCAGGAGGCATGTGGCCGAGGTGTGGAGGCAGAGGGGGCTCACCCCCAAAGGATTCATCAGTGCTGTCAAATATCAGGCCCAGAAACACAAGCCTGACATCGTAGTTGTGGAGACTGTCGGAGTGCAGCATTACTATCGGGAGCACGCAAGGGAGGAAACGCAGCTGCCAATCCGAGCCCACAATACGACCTATTTGCATAAGGTCCAGCTCAAGTCGCAGACCGCGGGCTTGAGCGTGCGGCTTGAGAACAAAGAGTATGTGTTCCCTTACCGTGGAGATATCACACAGAAGGTCGTTGATCAGCTGTGCCACGAGCTAAATCAGTTCGGAGCAGCCGCGCACGACGACATGGCCATGGCGCTCTTCATGGCAGACATGCACTTGCGGTATGAGCCGCCTGGCGGTAAAGTGGCAGCAATGGGAGATCCAAGGACAATACCGCAAACTGCCATGTCGAACCCAGAAGGAGGGTCCCATGGAACCAGCTCACCAGTTAGAGCAAGTAGCCCGCGATCTCACTTCGGGTCTTGACCCAACAGTCCGCAAACGAGTCGCAAGCCATTTCGAGGCAGCCTCGAAGGAACTGCAAAAGGCGGGTATGAAGGTAAAAGAGGGGTCCATTGTCAAAGGGATCGGTGAGGGGAGCAGCATTGGTGATGCGTTCGGAGGAGCGATTGGGTTCGAGAGCGATCTGCAGCCAAAGACGAAGAAAAAGATGCTCAGGGATCCAGACGTGAACTTCGCAATGGCCGCTCTAGCAGGACCGATAGCAGGCTCCGAGTGGTCCATCGAGTGTTCGGACTCTGACATCTCTGCATTCCTCGAAGGTGCATTAAGACCAGTGATGCAGTCGATCTTAACGTCAGGTAGCCAGGCAGTCGCAATGGGGTTCCAGGCCTTCGAGAAAATCTATGCCATCCAGGACGTCGAAGTGCGAAGTGGTCAGAACGATGATGACATTACCGTCGTCAAGGACGCGCTCACGTACAAGGAACTCTATGATGTGGACCCGGCCGCGGTCGAGTTCGTCAAGAAGGCGGGGGAGCTTGTCGGGTTCAAGGTGGGCAAGGTAGTAGTGCCCATAGATCTCACTGGGAAAACAATCGACAAGGGTGCGGTCGTCACGATGCCGTATGTGAAGTGGGGAGACTATACTGGGGAGGGACGCCTAGAGCAGTGCTATGATCCGTGGTGGGCAAAGGTCAACGTGACTCAGTTCATGCTCAGATACCTCGAACGCATGGGGGATCCCCCGATCATTGGGCGGGCGCCAAAGGGCACATCCACGGGAATGGATGGGGTCATGCAGCAGGACAACCTAGATGTGATGCTGAACATCTGCAAGACGGTGAGGGGGCATGGCGTGGTCGTGCTGCCCTTTGACATCGACCCAGAGACGAAAGAGCAGCGGTGGCAGATGCAAATGTTCGAGGATTCCATGAGGCAGTCGGTCTTCCTCGAGGTGTTGGAACATTTGAGCATTCTCATCATGAGGGCATGTTTGCAGCCAGAGAAGCGTCTCATCGAAGGGAAGTCGGTCGGTGCGTACGCCATGGTGCAAGTTCAGTCTGGAGTAGCTGACATGATTTCTCTGCATCTCCAGAAGGCTCTGTTCCAGCAGTTGTCGAAGCAGTTGCTGCCGCCGCTAGTCCTCGGGAACTTTGGACCGAATGCTCCGCAAGCAAGGATTGTCCCTGGAGCCATGTCGCAGGAGAACGTCGATGTCCTCCAGGAAGTGCTCAAGGAAATCGTCGAGTACGAGAAGGGCAATGTGCCCGATCAGCCGCTCACGTCCATGATAGACCGCCTTGAGTTGCTGAAGCAGCTGAGACTTCCGACGACGGCATCCGATGAAATGGAGACGCAAGAGGAGTCCGAGAGTGATCGGCCAGATGAAGATGAGGTCGAGAACACCGACAGTGTGAATCCAGAAGACCCAGAGGGACAGGGGGCAATGTCCGTCAGGTTGGCGTCGACTGCCAGGAGCCGCAGGGATGTCCAGAGGTTGCTCAAGCGTAGAGCTGAGGAATGGAAGCGTGATGTTGCGGACCCTATCCTGGATGAGCAAATCGACAATGTGACACGCCAAATCTCTGCTGCTTACGCGAAGCCAACGCGTGCTTCTCAGACGGCTGCAATAAAGAGGATTACTGTGCCGAGCGGGAAGTACCAGAAAGCGCTGCAACAGTACCTTGAGGAGAGTTACGATATCGGAGTGAAGGAGGCGGCACAGGATCTCGGAGTGAAGCCGATCGCCCAGATGCCTGCAGCTGACAAGCAGATGCTCGGAGCCGTCTCTGAGGGGCTGGCTGCTGACAGGGCTGGGAACATCAAGCGAGTGGCCAATGTTGCTGGCTTGTACGGAATCCAAGCTGGGCAGACCGCGAAAGAGGTTGTCTACGAAATCAAGCAGCGGGCCGAGAAGCGGCTCAAGAAGAGATCCAATCAGGTGACAGCGGTTGCCGAGGGGTGGAGGGGGTTTCATGGCGGCAAGCGCAGTGGAGCAATCCTTGGAGCAGCCGAGACGGATCCAATCGTGGCAGCCCAGTTCGTGGCTTCGACCGATGCGTGCCCATTCTGCAATGACCTCGATGGGCAAATCATCATGATGGACAACCCAGCCTTCTTTGCATACCTGCCGCCGCAGCACCATAACTGTGTCTGCGATGTCGATTATCTCAAGGCGTCCGAAGTCTCTGGGAGGGACATTCCACGATTCGAGAGGCCGTCCCAGGAGAACATTGACAGGTACGCGGACGAGTATTTCGTGCCGAAGGAGCTGCTCAGCGTGAAATGCGGGCACGATCATTGACCTCCAGGTGGCCGACAAGGCACCTGAGGCTCTGAATTCCGCACGATCGGACAATACGACCTAAGAGATATCATGGGGACAGCCGTGATGGTGTCAGGGGTCAACATGGGGGGGCATGTCGAGGTGTAGCATTATGAAACGGTGGGATTGACATTTTGACAAAGGTGCAGTGTCAAAATGGAAAAAAGGGGTTGCGTTACTTCAGAATGCTGTGCTAGCGTGAACTCAGATGGTCGGAATGTCGATCTACAGGAGGATACGCGATGCCCTTTGCAGGTTTGCATAGCTTTCGGATCCAACGCTCAGGCAAGTTCGAGGAGTTCAGGATCTCGAAAGATACTTTTGGGCCAGGCATCCATGCAGTGTACGGCATTCTGGTGAAGGACGGGGAACGGACTTCTGAAGTGCAGGCGATCAGGTTTGAGACCTCCAAGTTCACGAAAGCGCAGGCCGAGGCCTGGCTCAAGGAACACGACTTCTCGCCAATCGGCTACGAGCCCCCGGCAAGTCTGTCGTCCGTAGTGCTTCCATGTCATGACACCGACTTCGAGCGTCTCGAGCTGGAGCCAAGGCCAGATGGGGAGCATGCAAATCGTTACCGCAAGGAGTTGATACGTGAGGGACACTGGAAGCATCCGAATAGCGGTGTCGAGTTGGACCTCACGAAGACCGACCTAAGCAGGTTCGTCAAGATGTTCGATGAGATGCTCAGTGCGGAGCTGAAGGTGCCAGTGGTCGAGGACCACAGTGTCAAGGCGCAAGACGGGCATGGGTGGGTGATCGAGCTGAGTGTTGAGCGTGTGAGGCGGAAAGAGGGAGCACGGTGGGCTCTGTTCGGAGTTCTCGAACTTGGAGACGATTGGTCGCGTAAAGTGGATCAGGGTGAAATTCGTGACGTGTCCATCTCAATCAATGATGTCAAGGATGGGCACGATCGCATATGGAAGTCGGTAATAGACGAGGTGTCTGTGACTCTGTACCCTGTGATTGAGGGCCAGACTGGATTCGTCAAGCTGGCCAAGCAGGAAGGGGGGTTTGAATATCAGGGCGTTACGAGGCGTACGCTCCTGAGTCGCATGATGCGAAAGGAGAAGGATGTGAGAGTTGGAAAGAAGGGTGAGACGGAAGGTGTCGATCTTGCGGTGATCACCGAGCGGCTCGACAAGTTGCAAGAAGAGAACGAAGGGCTCCGACAGCAGCTTGCCAAGAAGGATGAGGTCATTGATGGCTTCAAGGCGAGCCGAGTTCAGGAGATCAAGGCAAAGATCGCAGAGGACGTGGATGAGCGTGGGAAGAACGGGCTGACTGCTGATGGAGTGAAGCGAGTGTCAGAACTCGTGGATCTCGCATTCGATGTGGACCTCGATGAGGAGCAGGCGTCCAAGTGGGGCACGGTCATCCGCGAAACGCTCGACTCGATCGTCGTCGCAGGGGTGCAGATGGGGAAGACGGTGGACGACAGCGATCAAGACGGGGAGGAAAAGCCAGGCTCGCTTCGGGACAAGAAACTCGACGAGCTCTAAGAGAGAAAGGAAGGTGAATCCGGGTGAATGACGACTATGGCATCACGAGAACGGGGATCCTCAAGGACCAGGAGTACGAGGGTTCCAGGATTCGCATCGGGTCTCACGGTAGAGACACGGATCGGCGTGGAGTCATCGATTCCACAGCAGAGGACGCAGGCAACACCCCGACGACCACCTTGCGTAAGGGCCTTTGCATGGCGCAGCTCACTGCGACAGACAAGTGGGTGCCCTACGATTCGGGTGGAAGTGGTGGTGCAGAGACATTCGCGGCTGTGCTCGGAGACGAAGTGAACATGCTGAACGGAGCGCTCGACGGTGTGACCGTCTTGGACCAACACGTTGGCTGTCTCATTCAGCACGGAGTCCTGATCGGACCTCGATGCATCGGTCTTGATGATGACGCAAGGGCATCCGAGATCGGTCAGAAGATCTTGTTCAGGGGTCCGAACCCCTCGTAAGGAGGTGATGGTGAATGTACACAGTCGGAGAATTCGTTGACCTCAAGGCCGATGCTCTTACGTGGCAGGTCAACCAGATGGGGCACGCCGAGAACCTTGTAGGTCTTGCAGAGGTCTACAATCGCAAGAAAAATCTTGGTGGCACGGACATCGCGCAGTGGACGATAAAACGAGCCACGCGAAGGCTTGGGTCGTTCTCTGTGCAGGGCAGGCCAGCGCAGAGAGTCGATCCTCAGAAGAAACGCCAGATGGCCGCAAGGTTCGGGCACATTTACCTGAGCGTGGCGTTGGACGAAGCCTACCTGCTATGGGTGAAGTCTGGGAAGGAAGGGAACGAGAACGCCACGCAACGGGCGAACGAGCACATCAAAGAGCAGATCCAGTTCCTCAAGGATTTGAGGGACAACCTGCTAGAGTGGGCCATCTGGCAGTCATTGCAGGGGTCCATCTCGATGCAGCTCGGTGAAGACACGGATGGCGTCGAGGACGTCACGTTCGACGTCGACTTCCAGTTCAAGGCCACTCACAAGGGCGAGAACACAACGCTCGACTGGTCGAGTTCGGATGCGCTGATCCTCAGCGATCCAACCAACCCTGAGGAGACGTGGCACGGCATCGGAGACTACATGGTTCAGGACAGTGGCTACATGCCCACGGACGTCTACATGAACCTAGTCACGAATAGGTACCTTCTCGGAAACGACGAAGTGTACCGGTGGGCCTCCGATCCCAAGAAGGACAGCCTGTGGGAAGAGAACATGGTCAAGCGGCTTGACCGCAAAAACGTTCACACCTACGAGAACCGCTGGGAGGATTCCGCGGGCACGACCTATTCGTACATTGCGGACAGCATCGTGATCTACCTACCGCCTCCAACGCAGCGAGACTCGTTTGTTCTTCTCACTGGGGAATGCCTCAGGCCGAAGGACAGCAACGCGAAGGACTTCGATGTGGTCATGGGGCCCGCCGTTTGGACGGAGTTCCACAGCGATCCCGCCGAAGTTCGCGTGTTCTACAAGGAGAACGTGCTTCCCGTTCCGACCGACCCCGACAGGGTCGTGTCGAGAGACGTCGTTCCAACGTAAAAGCACATGATCCGCTCCCTGGGCCGTGAAAGCGGTCCAAAAACCGTTGGCGCCTCGGCTGAGACTCCTCCTCGCAGCCGAGGCGCCCTTTGATAAGGGATCAAAGATGGACGCGGCATTCATTCGACCGAAGGGCGGGTTTGGAGACGTCCTTGATATCACGGTTGCAGTCCGCTTCTTCAAAGAAGCCCATCCTGATTGTGAAATAGACTTCTTCTGCCCTATGCCGTTCGCACAGGTCGTTGCGAACAATCCAGACATCCGTGCAGTATACGACACGGGACCTCCAGCGTATCTCGCCAATATGCGAAAGCCAATGCCAAGGCCGTGGTGGAGAAAGTTCGCGTGGGAAGATTACGATGTGGCCTTCGAGATGTTCGGACCGGAGATGGTCGTTGAGAAAAACACGATGCCTGAGATTGAGATGCATCGAATCGAGATGTGGTGCAATCACGTCGGGGTTGACTATGATGGGCTGACGCCGCCGTTCTACCATGTCTCGAAGATTGAGCGGAAGATCGCAAGCATGGATTGGGATGAGGCTGGCTTGCCATCCCCAGGAGAACGTCAGGTCGTTGGAATGCAGACAGCATCAGCCTACGTTGTCAAGGACTGGCCCCTCGAACATTTCAAAGAGCTGCAGAGGCGGTTCGCATCCGAGGAAATCCTCGTCTGTCTGTTTGGGAAAAAGGGAACGAGCATGTGGCACAACGACGATTGTGCGAGTTTCCGTGACTGTACGTTTCGAGAATCTGCCGCTTTGATGGAGCGTATGGACCTCATGATTTGTCCGGACAGTGGGTACCATCATCTCGCCGCTGCCCTTGGGATACCTCAGATTGCGTTGTTCGGGCCGACGGACGCCTGGCTCGATTGGTCTGGTGGGCCAGGAGCTGACGAGTTCATGCACCCGATCTACAATGATTGTCTGGTGATCAGCAAGTCCGCAAATCATAGATGTACGTGCTGGTTCAAGAAGGAGCATGAGTGCGCCTGGGAAGGTCCTCAGAACAGGTACAGGCAGATGGGCATGGGCAAATTGCAGCCAGCAAGGTGCATGAGGGAGATCAGCGTAGATCAAGTGTTCGAGTTTGCAATGGTCATGTTGGGGAGAAGGCAGGAGTTTCAGTATGCAGCCGAGGTTGGAGCTTCCAGCGAAAGACTGGCGTGAGCGCGGTCGTGAGCCTAACATAGGGCGAGTGACTGTGCAGGTTGCAACGAAGGATAGGCCGCGCGAACTCTATGGTTTTCTCGCGTCGTTGCTTGCTCAGACCTATCAGGATTGGGACCTCATTCTGGTTGACGATTCGGTGAGGCCATGCTGGAGCAATAGGGTGGATGCGGTGAGATTGCTCCTCGAGGTGATCTCGAAGATGAACCATAACGTGCGAGCGTTCCACGTGAAACGTCGAGGTATTGACAAATCCTATGACGTCGCCCTCATGGCGACTGAAAGCGAGCTGGGGCTTCGAGAGGAAGACGATCACGTCCTCGAAGGGACTTATATCGAAGAGCTCGTCAAGGCCTATGACGGCGCCCTGGGGCTCCCTTATGACATTATCGGGAAAGGCATAGCGTGCGTAGCTGGATTGTCGCTCAATCCCAATGATGACTTGTGGGATCAGCCGCCGCTAAGGGATCCAGCCAGGCTACGAAATTTCTTCTACTGGGATCGGGGTGAGCACGGGAAACCGTGCCTCATCCCGAATGACGATCAGAGGACCCCGATTGTGTCTGATCGAGTGTACTGGGTTGCGATCCTTCATGGCATGTGGCTTTACAATGTCCAGGCCCTCAGAGAGATTGGAGGGTTTGCAACGGTGACGAACGGGTGGAGGGGTGAGACGGCGACTACATTGAAACTGTGGCAGGAGGGGTATTCGCTGTGGGTAGCTCCCAGAGCAGTTGCCTATCATCTGCCAGGGCCCCCGGCACAAGGGAGCCACAGAGGACTTCATGGGAAGCAGGAGCGAGCACAGCTTGAAGAAGTCTTCCAGGAGTGGCTCAACGAAAGAGGAGAGCGTGGATGTTCAATCCCAATAGATCTCAAGTGGGAGCGGCTGCCGCAGCCATCATTCTCCTGACTGCATCTATGTGCTGTGCCGAAGCAGGGCGAATGTTCATGTTTCAGGATCGGTTTGTCTTGGTTCCTGGCGACACGATGACGGGAACGCTTGTGCTTGACATGGATGGCGTAAATGGGCTGGAGGTCGATGATGATGGCGTCACATCGTTGCGCATAGACGAAGATGGAAACGTGTCATTGGGTAAGCCTGGTGGGAGCGATCTTACGCTCAGAGTAGGACTTGATGCAGATTTCAGATTCACAATTTCAGAGGGCTATGCGCTATCTGAGCTAAATTGGGATGGAGGAGATTACGTTGCGTATGGAGTTGAAACGTCGTCAGGGACTCCAGATGAGAACGATTGGGCGTTCCACCTAGAAGGGGCAGACTCCAAAGACTATGGGTTGAGAGCTGATGGTACTGTCCACTTCAGCAGCACGTTGAAAACAACAGTTGACTGTAGTAGCAAGAGTTGCATCCTTCTCGACTTCATGGGAGCAACTGGAGGAAACGTCGACGATTTTGTGTACAAGGGCCCAGAGTCTGGAGGTAGGAGCGTCCATCTCGACGCGCTTGGTCAAATGATGACAACTGACATCCTCCCAGCCATTCCGAACTATGGTGGTTTCGGAAGTGACACGGATCATTTTGCGTCAATCGACACAAACGATGCGCAGTTCTACGATGCTATGATGCTGCCAGACGACATCACAACCTACAATACCGCTTCTGGAGTGCCTTCGGACGAAACGTGGCTTGAACTTGACTATGTAGAAAGTCCGTCCATTCAATACGAGAAGTTTATCATTGGACATCCTGATAGGGCCTCGGTCCAGTTTGACCCATATGGCACTCTCGTGTTCTTGTCGTATGTGGGGCGAAATTCTGACTACATGCAGTGGCCAGATGGATCGTTTATATCAAAGGACTTTCATCTTGATACGCTGAATGCTGGAGCTAACCGGTTCTCGATACTTGAGCATGCAAACTATTATGGATGTGCAATGGCAGAAGGCCACGAAGTTACGATTCTAGGAGATGCCCTTGTGACAACGCAGAAAAATACTGTCTACTCTCAGATAGATGGGTCGCAGGTGGTCATTTATAGATTGTACCTTGAAGCATATACTCAGCGAGATGTTGACGAGATCATATCATTCACGCTCAAAGAGAGGTCAACTGACGCAATAGGAGCTACTACGCTTACGAGCCAGACAATCAACCTAGGCCAGGGGAGTACTGGGTACCACAAGGCTAACTATGATCTCTCGACACCTCAAGCAGTTAGTCAGAATTGGTGGTGGGAATTTCAGTGCGAATGCAATGCGCCAGAAGCTCAGTCGGTGTACTTTTGCAGAGTCGCGTCCGCGTATTTGCTCAAGGACTAACGGAGGCAAGATATGGCAGATGAATGCTATATATGTGCAGTAGAAGGAACCACGCAAAGTCCGCTGAATGAGTGCGAAGACTGCGCTCAGGACATTTGCAGAAAGCATACGATTCCAATCGAAGGAGTTGAATGCTGTCCGCCATGTGCGTATGTGAGAATGCAGACAAAGCTTGCTGGATTTAAGGCGTGGCTCGAGGGATACATTTCGAGTCCTCCAAGCTTCACGTCGTTTGCAGAAGTTGCCACTCATCTAGTCGCTCTATATGGAGAACTTGATGATATGTGCGAATTGCTGGAAGAGATGATGGAAGATTGTGCCAGGTGCAAGGATCTAACAGGAATAATCTAATGGAAGATGTTGAACTGAAACTGCTTGGTATGGCTCTGAGTGGGCTTGTGACAGGGATTGGTGCGTTAGCATGGGTGGCAAAGCATAGCTTGAATAGGAGCAGGGGGAACGGCCATGTACCGCCTTGCAATGGATTGAAGAAGCTGCAAAGCGAACAGCAGGAAGAAGCGAAGGATATTGCTACTTTGAAGACTGACGTTGCTGTCATGAAGACGTCGCAAGCCACCCAGGGAGAGCAGATTTCGCGGCTTGTGACAAATACTGACAAGCTGGTTGATAGGTTCATCGACCAGCACAAAACCAGTCCGTATGGGTAAGAAAGGAGCAACCATGGAAGAGGCAACAGGAGGATTGTTCGGAGGGCTCGGCGCTATCATCGTCGAGTACATCAAGAAGATCGTGAGCGCACAGCTCAAGATGTTCACCCCCAAAGGGTTCGGAGTTCCTCACCAGCCGTACAAGTCGTGGGTGACCGACATTATACCGAACGAGGAAACGGATGAGGTGTCAGTGACTGTCACCGCGAAGACGTGGGAATGGGCTGCATGGGTTGCAGCCAACGGCCGCGTGCTCGAAGAGGAATGCAAGGACATCAAGGAGTACTTCGATTCCTTGATGGACGGCATCCCGCTGGACGAGTAGGAGGTCTGAAGCATGTTGCGATCAGTTGGGCTCTTTTCAGTAGTTCTTTACCTGATAGCCGCCTGTACAGCTTTCTCGGACGTTCACCAGCCAGGTGAAGACGTCGAGCTCGTGCTGACCCTAGTGGACGGCGCCACCGGCGAGCCGATATCTGGAGAGAGCCCAACTGTGTCGCTGTTCAGGCACGCAGATGGGTATTGGTGGAACTGGCAGGTAGGTGCGTGGCAGAGTTCTCAGACAGCAGAGACCTCCGAAACGATGATTGAGATTGAGACTACTGGGAGGTACTCACAGCTGTGGCAGACCTCTGGACAAGACGTCGGAGCCTATGCGGCCTTGATGGACAATTCCGGAGACAACGCGGGCGCTGATACCGTTTCAGTTTACCTGGCCAGAAGTGGTGCTTCGCTGGGAACTGGGACTGTTCCAGTGAATCACGACTATCCTGTCGCTGATGCCATGACAATCCTCGATGAAAATCTAGCGCCAGTCGATGACGCTTATATCAAGATCTACTCGAAGACGAACTACGATGCTGGACGGCTGGGCCAGGAGTACATAGTCGCGTCCACAATGACGAACGTCGATGGGCACTGGGAGGAGTATTGCTGGCTGGATCCTGCGACGTACATCGTAGTTGTCACGAAGTCTGGACTTCAGACGCAAACGCCGCAGCTTGTCGTGTCTGCTCCATAGGAGGGCTGGAAATGCCGATCATAATGCCGCCAGTAGTCGGGCCAACTCAAGATACGTGGGCCACGCTGGAGTTCGGGTCGTACTATCTCAAGGAACATCCCGAAGCCGCTCCAACGCGCAGCAGGGGGCTTGTCCAGGACGACTTGGACTTCGGAGAGATCAGGGCCCAGAACATGCTCGAGCCGCTTATGATTATGTATTATCCGGAGGACACGGTTGCCTCGTGGGTCAACGCAGATATCCCTCCCATTGTCAAAGATTGGGCGAACGAGCTGGCAGCCGCCTATGCTTTGCATGAGGCCGCGGCGAGCGGGCGGATGGACAGAAAGAATGAGTTCGAGGAGTGGATATCGCGGGTGATCCAGAAGGTGATCGAGTGGCTTTCTGAGGCAAAGCTCATTCAGGCTCCTGACGGATCCATCATCGAGGCACGCACCACTCCAATCAACGCGAACAGGAAGGGGCCAGTGAGTTCGGCCAGGTTCAGGGAGCCAGTGTTCGACGATGAAACCTTGAGGGAAATGGTCGAGGTGTACTCGCGCAATCCTCGAAACTACATGACAGATGAAGAGGCGGAGGCCGACAACTATGGCATTGCTTAACTTTGCGTTCGTCTTCCCAGAGAAGGAGCTCGCAGCAGGGTTTGTCGAGATGTCCAAGCGCCTCAAGGATTTCAGGAAGCCCCTCAGAGAAGCCGCCTCGGACTTTGAGAAGGACATGGACGAACAGTTCAGAAAAGAAGGCCGTCCCAAGTGGTCTCCTCTGAAGCCCTCTACGATCCAGGAACGCATCAGGCTTGGATACGGAAAAGGACCCATATTGCAGCGCGAAGGCACCTTAAAACGTTCACTGACGACCCCAGGGGCGAAGGGACACATCCGAGAGATCTCAAAGATGTCGCTTGTAATTGGGACAGACCTCAAAATTGGGAAATGGAATCTGGCAAGGATCCATACGGAGGGACGTGAAGATATGGCCGCGAGGCCTGTCATGAGGGTGAGTGACGCTGCATTGAAACGGATGATGAGCCGAATCCACCAGTATGTGCTCAAGAATGCCGCAGATACATTCAAAGGGTTTGGGTACGTCTATCGTGGAGGGTGATGGATCATGCTGAGTCCGAGAACGAACTATTTGTACAATGCCATCACAGCGGCCTGGGCCGTGATCGAGGCGGACGAGTACACGGACTGGATCTTCGGAGGTAAGTGGGTCAAGAAGCAGATGGAACCAGAGGACCTGGTGAACGAACGGGCGCCGTTTCTCGCAGGATGGCTCGGGACTCCAGAGATGGCATGGTGGGCAGCGGCATCCATGAGGTGCGATATCCTAATCAATTTCGTTGGCGTTGTAGTGACTGGTGACCGTGAGGACCTCGAACTCCCGACTGCGGCGTATGTCAACATGGTCGGAGCCCTCGAAGCTGACATGACAACGGAGGCTCAGGCTGGCAACAGCACGTTGCAAAACGTCGGCAGGTTCGTCGGCGTCAACATCGGGAGCCCCCTCTATCTGTACGGCAAAGACACGCTGACGGACGAGGGAGTCTATATGATCCAGTTCCAGGTTGCTGGAACCATTGACAAGAGGACGTGTTGACATGGACATGAACGTCGTGACAGAGGAAGGAAAAGCCCACCTTCGCTACGTCGGACGGTATGGGCCCCAGGCAAACACTGAACTCGGACTGATGTGGTGGGGTGACTGCGTTGCTGTTGACCTTAAGGATGTGGATTACTTCATGACATCTGGAGACTGGATGTTGCTGAGTAGGGGCCGTTGCAAAGGCATCATGAAACATTCGCTGGAACGCTGCATACAGGAGGCAGAACGCGGCTCGCACTTCTGTCCATTGCATAGACCAGAGGACAATGGAGGTGAGGTATGACGCTGGAAATCGGAGCACTGCGGTTCGCCCATTACGAGATTGAGTCCACGTGGGCAGCTGGATGGGTTGGAACAGGGACGTGCATTCCATTCGTGGATTGCGATCTCAGGGAACGTTACGACAAGCAGAGGCCGTCGTGGTTTATTCAATGGCCGAAGAGGGGCCTGGAGTTTCCTCGTAGGAGGTACGTCGAGGGATCCATGACTGTGCCCATGTACGCGGAGTACGCGGAGGACGTCCTTGACTTCGGGCTCGAACGCGACACGATCGCGAACGGCTACGATCTTCTGAACTCCTGGGCGATCAAGAGGGATGACGTCAACTATGCTGTCGGCTTTGGAGGGCTGAAGTGTAACAGGCTTGTCCTGAGCGCTTCTGCAGACGAGCCGGAATTGATGGCTGCCATCGACATGATAGGGTTCGAGGCAGAGGATCTCGCAAAGACGGCGCGCGGCTCACTTCCTGTTGGGCTTCCGTACCTCTTCAATGGGGCCGACATCACCTGGTTCTCAGGAGACATGGCGTGCAAGGTGCAGAGCATCGAGATCACCGTCGAGAACAATCTTCTTCTTTCTGATGGACCTCTTGATGACGACTACCGCATGTGTCATCTCATCGGAGGGTTCGAGTACGTGTCGTTCAACATCGTACTGCTGTTCGATTCAGTCACGAACCGAACGCGGTTGCGAAACCAGACGACAGGATCGTTGTCCATTGCGTTCACGAATGGAACCACGTCGCCGCAGTCCACGTTGACGATAAACATTCCCAAGTTCACGCTGGATGAGATCCCAGAGGACTTGGATCCAGAGGGAGTCACTGCCGAGAACATACCCGTGACCGCGGTAGCAGATGCGTCAGGGGACCAAATCACCTACAGCGTAACGTAAGGAGGGCACAAAGCATGGAGGAAGAAAGAAGCCAGGGTCCAGAGTGGTTGATCCAAGAGGGGCCTATGCAGGTCAAGGTTCTATTCGACGATGGCAAGTATGCGGTGCTAAAACCGCTGAGCACGGCTGGGCACATGCAACTGGATGCTCAGAGGGACAAGATGTCCAACCTTGAGTATGCCATGGCCATGGTCGACAGGACTGTCATCGAATGGACAGTGACAGAGTGGCCAGATGGTGAGGTGTTGCCGTTGCCGATCCATGTCCCGAGACAGGACAGAAACAAGAGGGTTTGGGATCACGTCCCGACGAGGTGGGCACAGCGAATGGCGATGGGAGCAGCAATCCTCAATCACCCAGGAGGTGAGGGCGTGGGGGGGCGATTGGCGTCGGCGCTAGAGAAGGACGCCAATTCCTTCGAGGAGTCCGTGTAGGAACGCTCGTCAAGTTGTACCTTGCATGCACCGTCTTCCGTCAGCTTCCATGTTCAGGTGGAGTGCTGGATCAGCCGTGGCCTTTGATTGAAGGAATGCTTGGAGTCCACAATGAGATTGAGAAGTGGAAGATTCGCAAGCTGAGGGAGGCAAGCAAACGTGGCCGCAAGTGACGCACTGACTTTCATTCTGCGTGGCAGAGATGAGTTTTCATCCGTCCTGGACAAGCTCGTCAAGGAGGTCAAGAATGTCGGACAGGGGTTCAAGACCGCTGGGGAAGTTGCCACGAAGGGGTTTGATGCAGCAGGACGGACTCTCAAGAGCATAGGAGAGAAGGCAGGGAAGATCGCCAAGAAAATTGGTGATGCGTTCAAGTCAGCCTTTGCTGTAGCGAAGAAAGCAGCCGCAGCCGCTACTGCAGGAATTGCAGTCGGGATCGGAGCTGTCACAGTCGCTGTAGGGGCTGCGACGAAAGCTGCTGCCGCTTTCGACAATGCCATGCGTGAGGTCTGGACTCTCACGGATTGGAGCACGGAGCAGTTTGCCGACTGGAAGCGTGAGGTCCTGGACTTTTCGACAGAGTACGCTGATATGCCAGTGACCGTTGCCCAGGGATTCTATTCGTTGATCTCTGCTTCCAGGGCTGGCAAAGATCAGTTTGATGTCCTGACTGCGTCTGCAGATCTTGCAGTCGCAGGACTCTCTGACATGGACTCCACAATGGGCCTCGTTGTGTCAGGCCTGAACGCCTTCAAGTGGGAGTCGAACCGTGCGTCCGAAATGGCAGACTTGCTGTTCACTACCATTAAAGAGGGTCAGACTAGGGTGCAATGGCTTGAGCAGTATCTGCCCAAGGTCTTTGGACCGATGGCGACGTTGGAGATGGATCCGCGCCATGGGCTTGCTGCGTTTGCTACGATTACGGCTGCGCTCGGCGAGAAGATGAACCCGACCGCTGTCACGGCGCTTGCGAACTCGATGTCGAAATTGGCGACATTGAAGAGTCCGATAGCGACGAAGGACAATCCGCTGAGCGCGTTTCAAAAGGCGATGCAAGGCATCGAGGAGGCGGACTTCCCTGGAAAGATCAGGAAGTTGAAGTCGGCGCTTGACACGTTGCCGAATGCTCAGGCGAAGTTCAATGCCCTCATGGAGGAAATGGGGGACAAGCGTGCAGCCCTTGCGATGGGCATCCTCATCAAGAACTTTGACATGTTCGAGGATAAGCTGGCGTCCTTTGCCGACTCAACTGGAGCAGCAGGCGAGGCAGCTCAGAAGGTGAAGAGTGGCCTTACCTATCAGATGAAGATGTTGCACTCGAACGTGATTGCGTTGGCGACTGGGATTGGCGAGGTCTTCTTGCCAGTCATCTCAAGGGTTGTGACCAAGGTCAGCGATTGGACAAAGGAGCTCGCAAAAATCGACTTCAAGTCGATATGGGATGGGTTGCTCACTGGTGGCAATGAGAGCATTCCGAAGGTCAAGGAGCTGTTTGCGTATATCAAGGACGAGTTCCTGTCTGGGCTTGACACGGAGACCGCGACGGGGTCGTTTGTGCACGCGTTGTTCATGTCCGTCGAGAAGATTGCTGGAACGATCTGGGCCCCTCTTCAGACAGAGTTTGAAGTTGCCGTTGAGCGCATGATGGACACCTTGAGGACTGGATTCCTCAATGTGATGGCGGACGTTGCAGAGGCAATGGCAGAGGCGCCAGGAGCGAGGTTCCTCGGGTTCACAAAGGAAACGGCTGAGGAGTTGAGACGCAAGGCCACAGTTCCGCGTGGAGTCGGGCTTGCTAAGGAGCAAGCGAGGGAGCTAAAGAGGCAGGCTGCATGGGACAAGTTTGCTGAGGACATGAAGGACATTCCCGCGTTCGTTGCGGCCGAGTGGCAGCACATGACTGCCGAGGTGGACGAAGGGCTTGCTGGGTTGAAGACGCGCTTGGATGCATTCAAGACGGAAACCGCGCGTGCTGGGGAGCTTGCTCGCATGTCAGAGATCACTCCAGAAGAGATGGGAGCGGCACGCGAATTGCTGGGTCCGAGCGAGGTTGGTGAGATCTTTCCGTCTGAATTTCCTGAGGCATCTAGATTGCTTGGGACTGCAGAGCAGCAGGTAGCTGGATTGGATGGCGTTC